AAGTATCCATCTAAAAAAATTATTATGGCATCTCATACTGCTGATTTGGCAGTTAACTTTGGTCGTCGCGTCCGTAACCTTTTGGGCAGTGATGCGTATAAAGACATATTTCCAAAAGTAGAATTACAGGCGGACTCTAAAAGTGCAAGTAGATGGGGTACTAATTTTAACGGTGAGTACTTTGCTATCGGTGTTGGGGGTGCTCTGGCTGGTCGCGGCGCTGATTTGTTTATCATTGACGATCCTCACTCAGAACAGGATGCGAAAACAGGACGTTCGGATATTTTTCCTCCGGCTTGGGAGTGGTTTCAGTCTGGTCCTATTCAGCGTCTTATGCCAGGTGGAGCTATTATTGTAGTGATGACTAGGTGGTCTAAGCTTGACTTAACAGGTCAAATAGTAAACCAAATGGTTAAGAATGACGAAGTAGATAATTGGGAAGTTGTAGAGTTTCCGGCAATTATAGAAAATAGTAAGGGAGACCAAGAAAGTCTTTGGCCGGAGTTTTGGCCCCTTGAAGAATTACAGGCAAAAAAAGCTGCGCTAGATATTCGGTATTGGAATGCACAATATTTGCAAAACCCAGTGTCAGAAGAAGGTGCACTTATTAAAAGAGAATGGTGGAAGATATGGGAAAAAGAAGATCCACCAAGTTGTGAGTTTACAATTATGTCACTTGATGCTGCACAAGAAGCAAACACGCGTGCGGACTACAATGCATTGACTACTTGGGGTGTATTTTTCAACGAAGAAACGAACAACTATAATATAATACTATTAAATTCAATAAAAGAACGAATGGAATTTCCTGAGCTTAAAGAACTTGTACTTCGTGAGTACAAAGATTGGGAACCAGACGCATTTATAGTAGAAAAGAAATCTAACGGCGCTGCGCTTTATCAAGAAATGAGAAGGACAGGAGTCCCTCTAGGTGAATTTACACCAGGTAAAGGGCAAGATAAAATTAGTCGGGTTAACGCGGTAGCAGATTTATTTAGAAGCGGAATTGTATGGGTGCCTGATAGACGTTGGGCGCATGAAGTTATAGAAGAATGTAACGACTTTCCCGCAGGAGCAAATGATGACTTAGTTGACTCAACGACTATGGCATTAATGAGGTTTAGACAAGGTGGGTTTATTAGACTACCTAACGATGAACCTGAAGACATACCTGGCTTTAAAAGTGCTAGGAATAGATTATACGCAATATAAAGGACAAACATATGGCAATAGAAAAAGGTTTAAGTCAAGCTCCTCAAGGATTACAAGAATTAGCTGCTGATCAAAGCGCGCTTGCTATTGAAATTGAGAATCCAGATTCTGTCACACTAGATGATGGTAGTATGGAAATTACTATTACTCCAGGAAAAGAAGTTGATGATGAATTTAATATTAACTTAGCTGAAGAATTAGATGAAGGAGCGCTTACACAATTATCTGGCGATTTAATTGGTGAGTATGATGCAGATGTTGCGTCTAGAAAAGATTGGCTAACTACTTATGTAGATGGCTTAGAATTACTTGGTCTTAAAGTAGAAGATCGAACCGAACCGTGGCCCGGTGCTTGTAATGTATACCACCCTTTAATGACAGAAGCGTTGGTTAAGTTCCAAGCAGAAACCATGATGGAAACATTCCCTGCAGCTGGCCCAGTAAAAACACAAATAGTAGGTAAACAGACCCGCGAGAAAGAAGAAGCAGCTGAACGTGTCCGTGATGACATGAATTATCAACTTACCGACATGATGCCTGAATATAGACCTGAACATGAACGCATGTTATGGGGACTTGGTTTAGCAGGTAATGCATTTAAAAAAGTTTATTTTGATCCAAACTTAGAACGCCAAGTATCTATGTATGTTCCTGCAGAAGATATTGTTGTTCCTTATGGTGCATCTAATTTAGAAACAGCAGAGCGTGTTACACACGTCATGCGTAAAACACCAAATGAAATTAGAAAACTACAAGTAGCTGGGTTTTATCGAGATGTAGATTTAGGTGAACCATTCTTAGATATTGATGAAGCTGAGAAAAAGATTGCAGAAAAACTTGGTTTTAATCCGTCAGAAGATGATAGATTTAAAATTCTTGAAATGCACGTTAATATTGATTTAGAAAATGGCGACAGCGAAGATGGCATAGCCCTTCCGTATGTTATTACAATTGAAAAGGGAACAGGCACAATACTCTCTATTCGCCGTAACTGGAACCCTGATGATAAATTAAAATTAAAACGTCAACATTTTGTTCACTACGGTTACATACCAGGCTTTGGATTCTATTGCTTTGGTTTAATTCATTTGATAGGTGCCTTTGCAAAATCCGGTACTATGATCTTACGTCAACTTGTTGATGCGGGTACTTTATCAAATTTACCAGGCGGTATGAAATCTCGCGGTCTTAGAATTAAAGGAGATGATACTCCGATTGCACCAGGCGAATGGCGTGACGTTGATGTACCAAGCGGTGCTATCCGTGACAACATTTTACCATTACCATATAAAGAGCCTTCACAAGTACTTAACCAATTGATGAATCAAATCATCGAAGAAGGTAGACGCTTTGCTTCCGCTGCAGATATGAAAGTATCTGATATGTCAGCTAACTCTCCAGTAGGTACTACATTAGCAATTCTTGAAAGAACATTAAAAGTAATGTCAGCTGTACAAGCTCGTATTTACTATGCAATGAAACAAGAGTTTAAGTTATTAAAAGGCATCATCCGTGACTACACACCTAAAGAGTATTCATATGAACCAGATGTAGGTAATAGAAGAGCTAAACAAGCGGACTATGATAATTGTGATGTTATTCCTGTAAGTGATCCAAATGCTGCAACTATGTCTCAAAAAGTTGTACAGTATCAAGCGGTTATGCAGATGGCGCAACAATATCCACAAATCTACGATTTACCAGAGCTTAATAAACAAATGCTTGAAGTATTGGGCATTAAAAATATTAATAAGCTTATTCCAAGTACAGAGGATAAAAAACCTAAAGATCCAGTATCTGAAAACATGGATATTATTAACGGTAAACCAGCTAAAGCATTTATCTACCAAGACCATCAAGCACATTTAAGTGTTCATATGGCAGCCATGCAAGATCCTAAACTTATGCAAATGATGAGTCAAAATCCGATGGCACAACAAATTCAAGCTGCAGCTATGGCACACATTAATGAGCACGTAGCTTTTGAATATAGAAAACAACTCGAAGAACAATTAGGTGTTCCGTTGCCAGCTCCAGACGAAGTATTACCTGAAGATGTTGAGTTTGAAATTTCTAAACTTATGGCACAAGCGGCACAAAAACTTCTTGCTAAAGATCAGAATGAAGCCCAACAACAACAAGCTGAGCAACAACAGCAAGACCCGTTGATCCAAATGCAACAACAAGAGTTAGCAATCAAGCAACAAGAATCACAAGCCAAAGCACAAAAAATGATGGCAGATACTCAAATAGATCAACAAAGAGTTGAATTAGAAAAAGCTAAACTTGAACTAGAAAAAGCTAAGATAGATTCTCATGAAAGATTAGAAGGCGCTAAGTTAGGTGCTCAAGCTACTCAACATAAACAAAAAGAAGAATCTGCTCAAGTTGTTCAAGGCATTAAAATAGGTATGGATGCTGAATTTAAGAAAAAAGAATTTCAGCTAAGAGAAAAGGAACAAACACAACAACCCAAGGAGTAGCATATGGACCAAACGCTAGAGCTATTATTGTCTCGAATAGATGACCAGCGCAAAACAGTATTAATGAATTTGGGAGACGGAGCGGCAAAAGATTTTGCTTCGTACCAAAATATGACCGGATATATACGAGGTTTATCCGTAGCAGAAGGCATTATTAAAGACCTCGCACAAAGGATGGAGACGTTTGATGACGAGTGAACAGATACTCACAATGAATAAAAACTTGGTGGATGCAAATGGTCGACCAATTATTATTCCAACAGTGAATGAAGTAGATGCAGAAGATATACCAATTGAAGAAAGAGGTTTACAACTTCCAGATCCAAAAGGCTATAGAATTTTATGTGCAATTCCAGAAGCAGAAGAAACCTATAAAGGTGGTATTGTTAAAGCAGCTGGCGCTAAATCTATAGAGGAACATTCGACTGTAGTTTTATTTGTAGTAAAAGTAGGTGACTTAGCTTATAAAGATGAAGTTAGATTTCCTACAGGTCCATGGTGTAAAGAGGGTGATTTTGTTTTGACACGTGCATACGCAGGTACAAGATTTAAAATCCACGGAAGAGAATTCCGCATTATTAACGACGATACAGTTGAGGGGGTTGTTCAAGATCCTCGCGGCTATACTCGCGCATAAGGAGTAATA